TGTAGATGATCTAATAATTACTGTTAGATCGCTGTCCTGCAAAATTTTAAATTGATAGGCAAAGTTAGTGGTACTGCCATTACCATTGTGGGAACTCTTAATAATTGTAGTTGATACTGTCATGTTATTTTACCTATATTCAATTAACTAATCATTGTCTAGTTTTATTGCATAAACCTCTTTATTATAATATTGATTTACAGCAAGTTTAGCACCATTAATCATATCTTTTAACACAATATTTGTTAAATACAATTTTTCTTCTGGGTTAGAATCTTTAGCTTCGTTAATATTTCTTATAACATCTTCTTGAACCTGTAAAGCTCTGTATGCTCTTTCTAATACTACCCAATTTGCAGGTAATTTATCTTTCTCTATTTTTGCTTTTTCTATTTCACCTCTATTTTCTAATATTCTTGCAGCATTAAGTCTTTTCATAACAGGCTCATATAGTTTTCTAAAATCTGTTATAGGTTCTGCGTTTCTGTCTGGATTCTTTATAAATATTGCTTTTATAATTGGATATTCAGATAACATTTTTTTTCTATTTTTTGATCTATCTATAACACCAGTAGCATCTAATAGTGAATCTGATAAGGCTAATACATATCCACCTATTCCACCTGTCCAACCTCTCCAAGCATTTTCTAAAACTAATGGTGAAGAAAAAGCAGAAAAATCATCTCCATTTAATTTTCTAATTAATCCAGCTATTAACTTTGTTGTTTCAGAAGTAAAATCTGTATATTGATATTCAGATGGTACATTTTCTAATCCAGCAGGAATAATAGGTCTATCAAAAAAGAAACTTCTATTATTTTTAGTTTCAAAATAAGGTTTAATAACATCTGGTATAGGAATTAATCCTTTAAATGTTTGTACTGCAACTGCATCTTTAAATTTTTCTAATGCTTTGGGGTCTTGATCAAAATAATAGTCTAAAAATCTTTCTGCACCAGTTCCAAAAATTAAACCTATTTCAAATGGTTTTGCTATTGGATAATATGTTCCATTAACTCTAACATTCCAGAACAAATCTTTTCTCCATTGAGGTAATGATTGGTAATCTGGATCATCATGGTTACGCATCCAAAGTAATATAGATGGTAATGTTACATACATAAAAGTTTTTGCAAGAGTTTGCACAGGTCTATCTTTAAATGCTTTAACAGTTTGATTTAAACCTTGTATTCTAGCATTAAAAAAAGCAGAAATTTGGTTAAGACTTTGAATTGATGCACCCATTCTTCTGTAATCTATTGGGTTATCTCTTGTTTCAACAGCTGCTTTTCTTATGGCATTTTTTTCTGATAATCCTTTTTTTAAATTTTTTTCTACAGCATATTTAAAAACACCTTTTCTGTTAATACCTTCTGAAAATTCTGTATATATTCTAAAAAATTCTGGTAAATTTTTAATTATATTAGTTGGTCTAGTATTGGTAAAATATTCTTTTGTTGATTGATTAAAATAAGTTCTATCTAATGTTACAAGTGAATTTTGTAATGCTTCTGATTTTTGATATTTTTCTGCTATCTTGTCGTAACCTGTTTTTCTTGACAGTGGATTTATGGTCATTGCTATACCTGTTAAAGTTTGTGCAAAAGGAGGATACCAACCTTTACTTAATATAGCACCAGAAGTAGCATCTCTTGCTACGTTATTATATATAAATTCTCCAGCACCAGTAGCACCAGCTCTTAATGTTCTTGATGGTATAGAAAAAAAATTTGCAACATGTTGAAATGTAGTTTTGTCAAACATTTTAGTAGGTCGTGCAAAGGATTCACCTACTTCCCAAACTTCTCTTTTACCATTTCTATATACAACTATTTCTGAATCTTTTAATAATCCAGATTCTTTTCTAAAAACAGAAAAACCTTCTGCTACAGATGGTTTTAAACTGGCAGGGTTATCAACAACTGATTCTAATTCTTTAGCTGAAATTTTTGTTTCTTTAGTTCTTTTAATTGAAAGTTGAACTTCTGGAAAAATATCACCACCCATTATATCTTTTGGATGAAGTTTTCTTACTTTTTCAATCATTTCTATAAATGATAAATTGGCTTCGTTTCTTTTAGCAATAGTAATGTAAGTAGATATATTATTATATATACTTTCAAATGGGTCTACTATTTGTCTTTTACTACCTTTAAAAAATTTTAAAGGGTTTCTAACATTTTTAGAAAAATTACCTCTGCCAGAACCATCAACAAAATCTCTGTAAAAAGGAACAAAATCTTTATTAGCTTTTAATGCGGCTTGATAAGTTTCTTTAGGTATAACACCAGCATCATATAAATATTTTAAAGATAGTTCAGAAGTTTTAACAACCTCTCTAAATGGTGCTTCAAGTTTAGGATTTTCTTTTACAAATTTTTCTGCAGCTTTAATATTTACACCTGTTTCAAGTTTTTGAGAACTTTTTTCTATAGCTCTTTTAGAAATAGAATACCTAATAAAATCTTTATATAAATCTGTATTATTTATTTTATATTTTGTAAATATTGATTTTAATGCTGGTCCTACAATTTCTCCTGTTTTATAATCTATTGCACCTTTTTCAATAAAACTTTCTATTGGACCTTTAACACCATGTAATAATTGAAAATTCTCATAAGGAGAAATTTCTTTTTCATATTTTACACCAAACTTTTCAGCTTGTTTTACAGCTCTTTTATATACATGGTTTTGATCTATAAAATTATAAAACAAATCATCTATAAAACCTTTTGTGCTAAATGTTCTTGGCTTGGTATCGTAAGCAATACTTTTATCTAACTCTGATCTAGTTTCATCTATAATTTTATTAGGTTTATCTTTTGTACTTATTGGTTCTAATTTAATATCTTTTTGTTTTATAGAAACATCTTTGTAGGCTCTTGGTATTTCAATATTTGTAGAGTTTAAATCTTCCCATATTGTTCTGTCTTGTATTAAATCTTCTATAATATCTACAGGTTTTTTACCTGTTTTTGCAGATACATTTTCTAATTTTTGTTTTGATGCTTTAATATTAAATGGTGCAAACAACAAGGTTGTAATAGCAAAATCTTCTGCTGTAGGTAAACCATCTCCTAATACAGCACCAGCTGTACTATAAGCACTAGATTGAGCTAATGTTTTTGGTATAAAAGAAGTAACTCCTAAAGCTGAAGGTAGTTTGTAAGCAGCATATAATTTTGCAGCAGTTTTAGCTCCTTCACTTAAACCTTCTTCTATAAATATATCCCACCATTCTGCATAATTTTTAACTTGACCTTTTGCCAATGCTTCTGTGTACATTCCTTGAATAGCACCTGCAGTAAATCCACCACCAACAACTGCACCCCCGGGTCCAGCTGTTAAACCTCCAACTACTGCACCCGGAATAAATGTTGGTAGTTCGGCAACTAAACCTACAGCACCTTCTGTTAATTTTTCTAAAAATCCTGTACCTTCTGGTTTTGGCATATCTACTTCAAAACCAAACTCACCTGTTGAGTGATATTTAATCATCTTATTAACACCAGATGCTCCTAGTGCTTTTTTTACATAAGGTAAAAATTGATACCTCTCATCACTACCTAATAAAAATTTTTCTATTGCACCGGCTGCATTTACTTCTTGAGGTATATCTTCAATACTTTCCATTTTAGAAAAATCAATGTCTTGAAAATTTTTTACTTCTTTTTCTACTTCTGAAGATATAGACTTCCAATAATTTTTTTCATTTTTTCTGTCAAAAGGTACAACTCCAAATGCTTCTGTAATTTTTTCTGCAGGTATACCCGCACCAATCATATCTTCTACTTTTCCTTTGCTCCAAGTATTTATTTCTGTAGAAGAAGCTCCAGCTGCAGTTAGGTCTTTAATCTGCTCTGATATAGTTGTCATTTTAAATAAATCCAGCTTTTTCTTGTTTAAGTAAATTAGAAACTTTTTCCATAGATTTTCTTATTCCTTTTTTTCCTAATTCTTCAGCATTTATATATTCGTCATTTCTTAAAAATTCTTCTGCAGCTTCTTTAAATTTTCCTGCATTTATTAATTTTATTGTTTCGGTAGATTGTCCAACTGAACCTCTGTAATATTCATAAAATAATGCAAGTTGTAAGTTTTCTGAAAATTGATTAAACAAAGGTATTCTATTTTGTATTTCATCTAATCTTATAGTTATATCTTCTTTTAAGTATTCTAATGCTTTTTCTTTTGTTATTGTATCACCTTCTTTAATAGATGATCTATTTCTACCATAACCTATAGTAAAATTTTTTTCTTTAAAAAGTTTTTTTGCTTTTAACAATAAACCTTCTTCATCTATTATTAATTTTTCAAATTTTTTATAAGGTGCTAAACTAATTTTACCTGCTTTTACTTTATTATTTTCTCTATCTTTTTGTAGTCTTTCTAAAAATCTTTTAGGCGGATTACCTTCATCATCATAAGCATAAAATTGACCTTTGTATTCAATTCCCGGAAAACCATCATAATCACTTATTTCAAGAACATTACCATCTATTATCATTTGATCAGCTCCTTTATCAAATTCTTCTTGAGTAATATCGCTAGTATCTAGTAAATCTTTTCTTAATTTTACTCTACCCGGAAATTTATAATCTAAATATTCTTGTGAGTTTAAATAATTTTCAACTGATCCATATTTTTCCTCACTGTAAGGTGGTACTTCAATATTATTACCAGATACTTCAGCAGATTTTTCTGCAATAATTTGTGTAATAGCATCTTTGTCTGATTTATAAATTTGTATTAAACCTTTACCTATATAATTTTTGCTAGTTTTATCTAATAATTCATCTACATTTATTCCTTTTTGTAGACCTTCATTAAACCTTAATATCATTTGAGATTGAAAGTTATTTAATCTATTATCTGTTGTTGTATCAATATATTTTAATGAACTTTCTCCTTCAATAGATGGTTGTAATGTTTCTATTAGTTTAAATAACTTATTATTGTTATTCATAAAATCTGGATTATTTGTGTTAGGCAATAAGTAGTTTAAATAAAATCCAAATTCAGCTTTTGATATTCCTTCTCCAACTCTTTCTGTAATACTTTTAGCTTCTGTTTCACCCGGTAATGTAAATTTAGTTATATGATCTTTTACTTCTCCAGATAATATTTTTTTTTGTATTTCAAAATTTTTATAATATTCATTAACATTATTAAATTCTTCTTGTCCAACTTTTGTAGACAAATCAATTATTTGATTTTTAGAATCTAACTCATAAGCATTAGTAGGATCGCCAAATACTTCATTTATTTTTAATAAATCAATAGTTTCTAAAAAATCTGAATTATTAAATAATTTAGTATAATCATTTACAGCTTTTTGTTTATTTTCATTTAAAAATGCTGTTTGTCTATTATTTAATTCTGAAGTGTTATCTCTTCTTTTGGTTTTTGCAAAATCTATAATTGCAGCCTTATCAGCTTTAGGTAATTTTTGCCATTGTTTAATTAAATCTATATTACCATTAAATGTACCATCAACAATTTCTTGATAATCATCTACAAGTTGTGATGTTGTGCTATCTTCATTTAAGTTTAAAGCAAAAGTAAATAGCTGTTTATTGTTTTCTAATATTTGACCATCTGCAGCATTAAGTAATTTTTGTTTTTCTTCAACTGATAAACTTGTTAATTTACTAATATTTGCTTTTAAAAATTCTGGTTGAGAAACTGCAAGAGAAGCTCCTAAAGTATTTTCTCCAAATTTTAAATATAATTCTG